AATCCTGGCGGGTGCGGCATGTCTGGCAGGGTGTCATTGGTTTCTGAACAGGTCAATCACGCCGACCCTTCGGGCGGGTGATCTTGGCTGTTCGCCTGAAAAAATTTCCTGATGTCGCAACCACCATCAATAGTTGACGGCCCGCTTCTCGTCTTCACTAAGGCGACAGAGTTGGACATGCCTTGCCCGAAGTGTGGGCGAGCGATTCGCGTCACCAAGGTCGAGGCTGGCGCAGTGATTGAGTGCCCGCACTCACGCTGCAAAAACGTCACTTGGAGGCCCGAGTATGTCCCGCCTTGGTGGGCTCGGACGCGAAACTTTGCTTGGAGTCTCATTGGATCATTCATTCTTGGTTTTGCTGCGTCGTTTTTCGCGTCCATCGCCTACGAACACTATTCGGAATCGCGGAATGTGATCGCCAACCCCGATTCTCCACCCGCCGCCATCGAACAACCTTAAATAATCATGAGCATTTCTATCGGAGGAATTAATATTGCAGATTCGGTCCTCAATCTTGAGTTCCGACTCGGCGTTCTTGAGCGAATCATTGATACTCTCGGCCAACGGGGGCAACTCGGGTCGCTTAACCAAGCAGAAATTGAAGCTATTCGAGAACAGGTTCTTGCAGACCTTCAAAAGCGTTATCCTGATGCGGGAATCACCAAAAAATAACTTGGCGAACAAGGCGTGGGAGAGCAACCGCCATCCCGTTCCCCGTCGAAAGCGTGGCTTCATTTCGAGCCTCCTTCTGTATCGTGGCCTCGCCCTCGGGATGGCGGTGCCTCCACTTTGACGTTCTGTGCCTCCAATCGGGCGCGTTTTATCCATTCGGTGATTTGTTCCGCTTGGCTACGTTCTTTCGCCTCACAGAGCTTGCGGAAATTCTCGGCGTGTTCCGGTTCCAGTCGCACCGTAACAGCCTTCCGTGGCTCTAAGCGGGGCTTGCGCCCCGCTCCCTTGCGTTTGCCCCCGTGCCCACTCATGATGCTTTCGCGTGGTCAAAAAAACCCACTTTACGGAGTGCGAGCATTGAGACCCTAAGCGTCTCCATAAGTTTAGGCATTGCCGGGATGGCGCGTTTCTCGCCCCGGAGGGTGGTGTGAAAGCGATCAGTTCCGCCAAGTCGCTTGTATTCTGCCATTTGCCAGTCATGCCCGGCGCGTGCTACTTTGCTTAATTCCTCGCGCTTGCGGCGGTCCAGTTCCTTGCTCCACTCTCGTCCCGCTTTTGCGATTTCTTTTTTGAGTCCAAACCCTTTGACGGGGCTTGCCGCACACGAAGTCCCGAAGTGCTGGACATCCCCCGTATCGCAATGCTCAATCCAAACTACTTTCTTGAGTCCCTCTTTGCCGCAGCACTCGCAAAAATCGCGGTCGTCATTAACTCCAAGGACTTTGAAGTTGCTGGCGGTGTTGTTGATCACGTTCGTTGTCATGTTTTAAGAAATAAACCACTATTTGATTCCGCGCAAGCACCAAATCAAAAAAAGTGCATTTATTTTCGGGTCGTCTAATCGGCACAGAACCAGTCGGCGCACCCAACCGCTAACGCGGTGGGTGGCCTTAATCGTTCCGCCACCTCCCGTGCCTCGTTGCGCTCCCGCTCCATCTTCTCGGCGTGATCTCGCAGAACCCTCGGGACATGTTTCACATCTATTTTGGCCACCTCCAGCCAAACGGCATAAGTCTCCGGTGTTTCGCTCATGGCTAGAACGGGATTTCTGAGCTGTCCTCATGCGACTCCGGTCGTGCGCTGGGTGGCTGCTCCTGCCTGCCTCCGGGTCGCTCCAGTCGCCACGCCACGAGATTGACGTAGTGCCTCCCGTTGTGCTCGTTGCCCCGGATGTTGAAATGAGCGGTGATCTCGTCCCCGATCCTCACCCGGTCGAGGAGGTCGCAATTGTCTTTGAGGACCTCAAATTTCACTTCCTGCGGATATTTTCCATCAGGGACCTTTAGGACAAATTCCCGTTTCTGGAATCCGCTTGTGAATGTCTGGGTATCGTGGATGACCAAAATTTGGCCTGTTGCTTCGTATTTCATATTTTCGTTTTGCTATCGGATTTTCCCGGCCTGTCTCAAGACCAGAATGATTTTATCGCGGCGTCTCCGGGCCTTCCGAAGGTCCTTCGTGCCCAGCCCGATCACCACCCGGCGGCCAACGTAGCGCGGCCCCTGGTCGATTGTCACGCGCATTTGCCAAAGCCCACTCTTTTTCCTCCGGAGATGATGGTTTGCCCGCGCCCCGCACTCGATGAGGGTGACTTGCTCAAGAGGAAGCTGGAGCTGTTCGGCCATCAGTAGAAATCACCCGTGCCTTGGTAGGTCATTACCTCGCGGAGGAAGTCGCTGCCGTGGCCGTTGGGCTCTCGTGCTTGGTCCTTGTCCGGGTCGTCATCCTTGCATTGTTCGCAGGCCACCCGGAAGCCGTCCCAATCCTTGACCTTGAAGATGGGGGGCTTTTGTGATCCGCAGAATGGGCAAGTTTTCATGTCTCAATAAAAGCGTGTCGTTGGCGGGTTGAATTGCAAAGTCAAATCTGCGCACGGTCCGTGACGATTCTTTCCAATCCGGATCAGTTTTTCCCTCGGGGTGTTCGGGTCGTCGGGGTCTTCCCCCTTCCGGCCAAGTAGAATGATCGTGTCGGCGTCCTGCTCCAGCGATCCTGATTCTTTCAGGCTGGAAACTTGGGGGTCAGTCTCCTTTGTGTCCCGGCCAAGCTGGGCGAGGAGCACGAGCGCGATGTCGAGCGCCTTGCATGTCTGGTGCAACACGTCAGTGGCGTTGATGATCCGCAGCCGGAGGTTGCTCCGCTCGTCAGGCAGGGCTGCGGGGAGTTTCTGGATGTAGTCGATGAGGACCACCTTGATCGGCGTCTGCTGGTGCATGCGCCGGATCTTTGCGGCGATCTCGACGGCGTTTGAAATCCGGTCATCCATGAAAAGCGGCGCCTGCTTGGTGTCCTTCATCTTCGCCTTGATCTTGAGGATGTCGCCCCGGTTGAGCGTCTTGTCGCGTATCCGCTTGGCGGGCAGGTGGCACGCCATGGCCGTGAGTCGGGTCGTCAAATAGGTCCGCTTGCCCTCGACGGCAAAGAGCGCGGTCGGCACGCCTTGATGCAGTGCGAGGTTTTCAGCGAGTGACATGGCAAAGGAGGTTTTCCCCATGGCCGGGCGTGCTCCCACTACCATCACCTCGCCGGGATGGAGTCCCCCGGTTACCTGGTCGACCGCCGGCCAACCGGTTGGGATGCCCTCGCCCTTGTCTGACTCGAGGAGTTGGAGGAGTTCCCGGTAAGCCGTCTTCAGGCTGTAATCGTATCCCGATCGGTCTTGAGCGTCCTTGCCCAGCGTCAGCGCCCCCAGTTCTACCCGTGACACGATGTCAGAGACTTCCGGGGTTTGGTAGGCCTCCGACACGATGCGCGTCCCAAAACGGATGATAGCGCGAATGAGAGCGCAATCAAGGACGGCCTTGGCATGCTCGGCAAAGTGCGCGGAGGTCGGCGCGTAGGTGTAGATTTCGGCAAGGGCTGCCGGGCCTCCCAGCCTTTCAAGCGTCCCGTCCTTCATCATGTCGTCGGTCATGCCGACAAGCTCAATCGTTCCGCCTCGGGCCTGTCGATCGACCAGCGCGGAGAATAGGACGGCATGGCCGGGGTGGTAGAATGCCTGCGGGGTGAGCCCCATCTCGACGGCGCGGGGCGCGTATTCGACTGGATCTTGCAGGATTGAGGATAGGACGGATTTTTCCGGCCCGATGGCGTTGGGTGGTTGTTTCGTGTCTTCGGTCATGGTTGTTTCGTGTTCAGGTGGTTCTGGATCTCCTCGCGAATGTCGAGGTCGACATGATACCAAATCGCGGGCATGAGCCAATCAGGATGGAGTTGGCGAAAGGCGTCTTGCCATCCTTCCGGCCCGGTGTCAGTGGGGGGCTTGGGTGTCGAGGTCGTCGGTCCTTCCGGCAGGTCTTCCCACTTCTGGTCTTTGATCCACAAGTGCAGGCCGGGGGCGTATTGTCCTCCCTCCTTGGTCCAGTCTTCGCAAGCTGACCAGGCCTTGATTGCGGTGATGAGGTCAAGGGGTGTTGGTCTGGATTGCTTGGGGATCCGTTTCCAAGCGTCAAAGACCTTTTTCTTCGATGAGCGTGTTCTCGATTTGGATGGTGCGAGGTTCCAGATTTCGAGGAGGAGGGCTTTCTCGTCCGCTTGCGGACAAGAGTCTTGTTCCTTTCCTTTCCCTTCCCTTCCCTTCCCTTCCCCTTTGCCCGCGTGGGTCACGCGTGGGTCACGCGTCAAGCACGCGTCGGATTCCTTGCAATTCAAAGGGTCTGGCAGGATTGAGTCCCTTTCCCGGTTGTTGATGACTTGATGGGTCTTGAAGCTCGGGATGTGGCCAAACTCGCCCGTGTCGGACGCGTATTTCACGATGAAACCACGCGTGGCTAACGCGTCAAGCACGCGTGAAAAGTCGACCTCATCGAAAGGCAGGATCTCGCTTTTCAGCGTGCGAGGTCGCCACTTGAATCGGCCTTCCCGGTCACTTGCGCACCATAGGCCGATGAAGGCCAGCCGGAGGGGAAGCTTGGTTTCCTCCTCGGCGTCGAAGAGGTCTTCGTGCCGGAAGAACTCCGGCTTGATCGTTCTGATTCTCATTGGAATGAAAAAGCCCCTTGAGGAACGGAGAATGGCTTTCGCCAGTAGAGAAATCTCCGCCCATCAAGAGGCTTTTCGGGTGTTTTCAAGGTCTCTACTCCTCTCAACGTCTTCACTTTTCGTCAGATCCCGGTGGATGGAAAGGGGATTCTTCCTCGTCCCGTTTTATTAGTCCTGCAATCTCCCGGCGGGCGGCCAGGTTCTCGGCGATCGCCCGGTCAAACTGCCGCTTGAGTTCATCCCGCTGCCGGGTGATTCCCCGCTTCTCCTCGACCAGTCGCTCGATGGTGTCGCGGGCCTCCTCAAGCTGGGTTGCCAGCTCATCCCTTTCCCGCTCGGCCTTGTGACGGGCGAGAAGGGCTTCCTGCCTGAGCGTTTCGGTCAGCTCGTCGATCACAGTAGCACCTCCGTTTCCTTGTCGCCGGGGAAGTGCCCGTCCTGGGTGATTGTCACCTCGATGAACGGGCCGGAGCTTTTCCGGCATGGGTCTTGGTCGAAGGTCGTGCTTGTGATGTATTTCGGGCTGTCGTCGTAGAACCACCCGCAGGCGACGAGCGCGTCCTCGATCTCCTTCCAGTTCCCCCGCCCGATTGACGAGGTGTCCCAGAGCCGCTGCCCCTTGCCCAGCACGCGCACGACATGCACGCGGACCGGGAAGAGGAAGGGTGAGCGGGTCAATCTGAGCTTGCGCAGGTCGGCCTCAAAACGCTTTCGGAGCTTTGCTGAGGAGAACCACTTCGAGCCCCGGCCATCGTTGCCGTTGGTCAGTTCGAAGGGCAGGGAGAAGGTTTCGCGATAGTCACTCACCTTTCCCCCCTTTCAGCTTGGCCAGAGCCTCGTCTCGACGCTCTTGAATTGTCTTCGTGAGCCCGTTTTCTCGGCAGTATTTCGTCAGTGCGCTGGTGACGTCGCTAAACGTGTCGGCCTTGAACCGGGTGCCAGCCTTCGATTGCCTGCGCTTCCCGCCGCCTCCTTTTGATGTCCGTTTTTTCATGCTTTGCGGATGAGTTTGATGATTTCCTTCCCGGCCTCGGTCAGGCTGTAAAACCGGGCGTGACGGCGGGGCGCGTTTTCGCGCGTCTCCCATGTCATCAGCCCCTTTTCTTCCAGTTGACCGCAAAGCACGCAGGTCGAGGTCCGGTTGATCCGGAGGATTTTCGCAAGGTCGTTGCTCGTGATCCCCGGCTGAAAGTTGACGGCCAGCAAAGCGACAGCCTGCCGGATGGTGGTGATTCCTACGGTCGTCAGCATCTGAAACGCCGTGATTCGTTCGATGTCTTTTTTCATTGGTTGTTTCTTGGTTTTGGTTATGCGATTTCCTCAATCTCCGGTTCTTCCGGTTGTTCTTCCTCTTCCTCGTCGTCGAGGTTGAGCATGGGCACGAGGCGAGCCCGTGCTGCCTGATATTCGGCCATGAACTCCCCCAAGGCGTCTTCTGCCCGCTTGGTGTAGTCGTCTCGGCGAACCTCGATTGTGTGGCTTCTCACCCCCGGAAAATAGGAGTGGAAGAACCAAACATCGGCCCCAGACTTGGCCAAGGAAAAGTGGACTTGCCCCAGGTGCTCGTCAGGCACCCGGTTTTCCCGGATCGTTTTGATGTGGTTTTTCAAGCACTTGCATTTGACCTCAAGCCCCCATTCCATGCGCCCGGCGGTGTTGATCTCGTCGGCAGTGCAGGATGAGCCGTCAGGCGAGAATCCGAAGAAACCATCGGCGGCGATGACGAAGCCGACCGCTTTGACGTCCAGCCCGGTGTTGCTCTCGAAGTCCTCGATGGCCTCGGCCTCGAATTGGTTGCCGTGGTCAGTGAAGCGGTTGCCGAAGAATTTCCGGCCCGTGTAGAGCTCGCTCTCGTCGTCGAGGTGGCCTTCGGGGATGTAGAGCTCGGCCAGAAGCGCGTCCATGTAGTCGAACCGCTGGGCTGACAGCGCAGCCCGTGCCGGGGTGATGATGTGCTTCGCATCGCTGGCGGTCGGGCGTCCTTGTCGGACGGCGAACCACTCCGCGGAGCGTTGTTCAAGGTGTGGTATTGCTCGGATCATTGGTTTGTTTCTTTCGTGCATGGGTTTCCGTCGTTAAATCGGGAGAACGGTCTGTCATTCCACCGCCATCCTCCCAGCTCGTCAAATCGGATTTTGATATTCTGAGCAAGGAAAAAGCCCCAGCTCGTGACGGTCTGGATCATGTCGCAGTCGCCATCGTAATCGAGGAACCAAAGCGCGTTCGGCGGAATGTCCTCGGGACATGACCAATACTTCGGATCAGGCACATAAGGCGGCATCGTCGGGAATGGCGCCCAAGGTTGACCCGGTTTGACTTTCGTGAAGTCGCATCCTTTCCAGCCAGCAAGGTTGTTGCAGGGAATAATGACGCTATCAAATTCGTTTACGTCAAACTGACTCGGCATGCGGTCGGTGATCCACTCGTTCACTTTGCACCCCCTTTCAGCTCAGCGAATGCCTGATTGAGCGTCGAGGCGAAACGTGCCACCCGCTCGATGTTGTCCGGGTGTTTCAGCCCCTCGCGAGCCTGCCGGAGCGGTGCTAGGCATGTCCGGAGGGTGTCAAGATAGGCTGCCAGCTCTTCGGCTGGCGTGACGGTTTCCGGTTGGCTCGTCCAGTGCGGCTTGGTTGGTGCGGTATCATCATCCGTATGGACGGCGTGAGCCTCGGTTGGCTCAGGACAAGTCGTGTCCCTCGGGGGACAAGTCGTGTCCTTGGCTGGCTCGGCCTCCTTGCGCTGGGCCTCGGCCTCCTTCCTTGCCCGTTCGGCCTCAGCCTTCAGCTCAGCCTCCCGGAGCATGGCGGCTTTGCGCTCCACCCGGCGGGCAAGCTCGGTTTCGAGAGTCGCGCATTCCATGACCAGCAGCTTGTGCTCGTCGTGCAGGATGTCCTCGTGCTCGGCCCGGTAGCCATCGACAACGATCCGCGCCCGGTCGATCCCGGCGTTGATCTCGGTGGCCTCGTCGCTGGCGGCTTTGCGCAGGCTGTCGAGAGTGCGCTTGCCTTTCATCGCGGCCTCGATCCGGGCTTCGGCGTCAGGGTGGGCAAGTTGGATTTCAGCGAGCGCAGCCCGCTTGATTTGGGCACGCACCACTTTCTTTTGGCTGTCGATCTGCCGCTTGAGCTTCAGCCGGGACTCGGCGGAGAGCTTCTTCAGCTCCCCGATCCCGCTCACGAGGTGATAAACCTCATCCATCTGCCGGAGGATGTCGGTTTCGGCGGCGGTCAAGTCCTTCTCGAATTTGGCCAGCCCCTTCACATCATCCTCAGCCTGTCCGAACTCCTCGTCAGTCGACGGCGAGAAATTCAGGCTCTTGATCCGCTCTTCCGCCATGGCGCGGAAGTCGTCAAAGTTGCTCTTCGTGATCTTGCCGGAGACGGAGACCACGAGGTCCATTTGTTTTGTCGCACTCATTAGACCAGCTCCTCCCCGGTGATGGTTTCGATGTCCTCAAGGGCAAAACCGCCCTTCGGGGTCTGGGTGAACACAACCTTGACCCGGTCGCCGTTGAAAAGCTCGTTGAGCTTCCCTGCCATGGTCTTGGAAAAGGTGTTGAGCTCGACGGTCGCGCCCTGGTCGGTCTGGACCTGACAAGTCCACCACGTTTTGCCGTTCGAGGTCTTCGGCGCTGAGACGTCGAGGAAGGTGACTTCCTGTTCGTATCGTTCTTTTTTCTGCTGTCCCTTCGGCTTTACCTTCTCAAGCTTGGCTTCCGGCTTAGCTTCCGGTTCCGGTGCTTTGAAGTCGGCGGCTGCGGAGACTTTCGCCCGCGCCTTGGTCGGTGCCGGGGTGACGTTGCGCAGGCTGGCCTCGTCAAACTCGTCCGGGGAATACACCCCGAGGATAACCTCGGGGGCGTGACGGCGTGCCCATTGCCTCGCGCCACGATAGGCAAGCATTTGGTCGCGGTTGGCGATGTTGTCCCAAGGCGAGCCCTTCCCGGTAGTCTTCCAGTCCCCGACCGTCCCCTCGATGGTGAGGGTGTCGCCTTCGATGGTGCCGCTCACGGTCACCTTTCGCTTGTCGCCCTCCCCGGCGTAGTCGTAGCGGAGGCGGACCCCCAGCGAGGCTGTCAGGGCTGCGTGGATGAGCTTTCCTTCCCACATGAGCTTGCCATGCACGACAGACGCGCTGTCCATCACGGCGAAGGGTGAGAGCCCCCAGCGTTGGGCCTGCTCGACCACGCGAAAGCAATTCGCGGCGGTCTCCTCTTTGGTGCTGCCTTTGAGCGTTTGCGGGATAAGTGAGCTCTCGGCGAGCTTGCTTGCGATCAGGCCCATCTGCTCGAAGGCGCCTTGATCGAAGATCGAAAGCCCGGTTGTCGCGGGCTCGGTCAGTTGGTTGTTTTCTTGTTCCATATTTCGATGCCGTTTCTCGGCACCCCGAAAGCCCGCCACTCAATTACGGTGCGCGGGCTGGGGAGTTTGTTTTACGCCGTCTCAAGGGCGGGCATAGCGTGCCAGGCTCACTCGATTCTGCTAAGCTCCGCGAACGGAATTGAAAAGGTGTAGCGCGAATTGTATTGCTTGCTCACCACGACATAAGAGGAATCCCGTTGGTTTGACTTTCGATCAGGGTAGACAAAAAGCACTTGCGGCTTTGCTCCTCGATTGATGGCCTCTCCGGTTGGAGTCCAAAGAGCTTGCTGGATTGTTTCTGCGGTGACTTCGTTCGCTGTCATGGGAGAACAATACGCAATTCGTAGGACTTGGAAAGGAAAAAATAGCGGATTGCGTAAATTTTCCCCCTGCCCCATCCTCCCGGCATGACTTGGAACAAATGCCTTGCCCTCGGGCCGACGAAGCTCGCCAATCTCCTCGGTTGCCCCGTCTCGACAGCGCACTCGTGGATCCGCCGGAGCGGCCCCCCTGAGTGGTTGCGGCCGATTCTGGCAGCTGAGGTAGCCAGAGGGCTCGCGGCTCGCAAGGCGGCTTTTGAGGCGCAAGCCAGTTGCTCGCGGTAGATCATCGCCCGCCCCCTTTCCGGTCGTCCCACATGTCGCGGAGTGCCTGCGCTGCCGCGCGGACGATAAGCACCACCCCGAGGATAGACAGCCCGAACGCTCCGGAGAGAGTCACGCTTTCAAGTAGGGTCATATCCGCTCCTTTCTGCGTTCGCGTTTGAGATAGGCTTTCAGCTCGCGCTGGGTGCGCTTCCGGCGGTATCGGTCGGCTGTCCTCGCCAAGTTGGCGGCGATCACGAGGAAGCCCAAGGGCGAGATGAGGAAAGCCCCGAGGAAGAGCAAGGGCTCGTTGGCGAACATTTCGAGGAAGACGCTCATTGCTCACCTCCGATCCACAAAAGCAAAAAGAAGATGGCGAGCAAAACCGCGATTTCGGCGATGTCTTGCCATGAAACTGGTTTTGGTGTCATCGCTGGCCCTCCTTGGTGATGTTCTCGCACATGGCGCGGACCGTCTCAATCGCGTTGTTGAGGAGGGGCGGCGTCACGGCGGCGCGGATGTAGCGGATGGCGAACCGGAGGTCGTCCCGCTGCCACATGAGCGTCTGCAGCTCGACCGCGGCGTCCTCGATGCTGCCGCCGTTGGCGACCGATTCGAGGATCTCGTCGATTCTCGTGACGGTCACTTGGCACCCCCTTTCAGAGCTTGGGTGAGCAATCGTTCGACGGCCTCCCCGAGGGGGATGCCCTGTTGGGCGGCGTAGATCTTGACCGCCTTGTGGGTGTCGGCTGACAGCTTAATTGATTTCGTTTTCATGTTTGGTTGTTGGTTAGTGGTGGATTAGGTTAGCCTCGTGGCTGCGGAGGCTGTCGGATGCGAGCCGGATCTCGGCGCGGAGTTCTGAGTCACTGGACAGGACAGCCTGACGGAATCCGCGATCAGTGCGGAAATCCGCGCCTTGATTAACCCACTCGTCGCGGGCGGCGGCAGATGGGAACGAGTGATAAACTCCGTAACGCTTGCCCGTTTGGGCGGAGATGGCAATTCCGTTGGTGTAGTTGATTGCGTAGAATTTTTTCATGGTTGTTTGGTCGTTGTTGTTTCGTCGGGCTTGATTGCCTCTGACGTATGAAAGATACACAATCTGCGGATTGCGTAAAGAGGAAAGTTCTGTTTTTTCCCTTTTTCTCCCCAGCCCTTGATTTTCCAAGGAAAAAGGGTTGGACAAGTCCGCCCGGCGCGGTAGGTTTCGCGCGTCGGAAGTCGCAGTTCCGTGACAGTTTCTTTTCCTTGGTTCGTTGTTTCGTGTCATCAACCAGAAAAGCCCCGTTCGAGCTGCGACCTCGGCGGGGCCTTTCCTTTTGCGGGGAATGCCCTGGGTTCGCAAGTGACCACCCGCCAAAAGGAAGCTGTCCGGTGCCCACGCTGGACGATAAGCAAGGACATAAGGCCATGAGGTCGGTGCCGGGAGCGATCCCCATCCGATTGCCCCCGCCCGTCCGAGATGTGGGTCAGGTAAGAGGTGTCAGAGGGTGCCTCCTCTCATGCGGACGCTGGCGCGATTTGAATCGTTCAGTCATCCGACCCTAGCGGGTAGAGGAGGGTATGGGAGAGATGTGTTCGCGAAGAAAGCTCGGCAGGCCTCAAAGCAAGACCACGCTGTCAGAGCTCGAGCGTTCTAGTCTGGTCACCGGTGAGGTCCCTGAGAGTCTGTCAGGCACTCCCAGTTGCAAGGAATGAGTCAGGCCGAACAGGTCAATCTGTTCTCCCTTCACAAGAGCACCCATTCTCGCCCAGGAAGGTCTTCCGTTCTCCACGTTGACTGTCTGGCCAGATCTCCGCGAGAAGGTCTGCCCATCGAGATCAATAGCGAGTTTGCCGGAGTAAGGAAGCCATGACTGAGCATCTTGGAGATTCCTGGCAAAATCGGCCGGAGGCGTCTCGAACTCGTATGCAAGCGGTTTGTAGAGATTCGAATCGGTCAGCGAAACTGGAAGCAGAACGACGGGCACCTCTTCTAGCCCGAAGAAAAGGTAACGATCTCCGTTGTCTGGACCACCCGTGATCGTGGTCACCGAGCTGGCGGCCTCAAGAAGTTCGGTGACGTAGTCGGGATCATCACCCGGAGCGTCGGCGATAAAGACGTAAAAGGTTCCGTTGATGTAACCGCGTTGAACCTCATAAAGCTCGTCAATCCAGTTTGGGATACTCTGGTTGGGAACGTAAGCAATAGCGTTCTGGTTGTCCCCGCCCGTCAACTCTGTGCCGTCATCAAGATAGACGGCTGGATCGAGCCCGTTGAAAAAAGTGTGAGGCTCGGAGGTAGACGTACTGATCCAAGGTTGAAGAAGCAAGGAAGTGACTGCTGGATGACGAAGCTGCCAATCCGCCCAGAATTGCCAGAGGCTCTGAACGTTGAGGTTGGCGGCCCCACCGACGTCAACCGTAGTCACCTGGATGCCATCGATGGGATCAGGAGGAACAAAGTCAACCAGCTCAGGACCGCTCACAGGGAAGACTTGGCGAGTTCCAGAGGTTCCACCTGCTTTCTGCTCACGATAGGCTGTCTCTCCTGTTTCAAGGCGCTCAGCGAAAGGGATGCTGACTCGATCCACTTTGAGTCCGAACTCAGCTTCCAGCGTCCCTGAAATCACAGGACAGCTGCCAAGTGTGAAAGCTTCTGCATTGAGTGTGTCCCGGCGTGAGACACGGAAACGGGGATTCCCTGTGCCTGAGTAGTCGAACCAGCCAATCGCATCAGGAACCATGCGGAGAAGCTCGGAAAGAGCCCGTCCAAAGGAAGCGTCTCGAAAGGTAGTTGTTGGAATGGCATAGCATGGCGCCACTTCCCCCAAGTCCACAGGAGCGCCAAGCTCTTTAACCCGGGCGAAAAGCCTTTCGATGTGCCCTTCCACCTCTCCGATTGCACAGCGGAATTGAGGTCTATCAGATTCACTCTCTGTCCCCTCGTCGACCAGCTCAGAAAGCGCGATCTGCTCAAGCCACCACCAAGCGCCCGAGACTGTTACCTCGATGGAAAGTGAGCCCTCGCCCCAATCGTTACGAATACGGGTGACAATTCCAACGAAGACCCGCTCGCCATTGAAGAAGAGAGAGACGGTTTGCCCTTCCTCTGGAATTTCCGATTCCCTGGCATCCAGGAATTCTGGCTCGATCGTGAAGTTGAACTCATCCACGGAGAGAGAATCAAAGGAAAGAGAGCCGGCAGAGGCCACTTTCGAGAAGTTCAGCTCCGAAGGGCCAAGGGTTTTGCCCTCTTCTCCTGTGATTGTGATTGTCATTGCCTTCTTCCAACTTGCTTGACCTTGGATTTAAGGTCACGAGTGGTTTCCTCCATCACTCTGATTCTTTGCTCTTGAGATCTCACCATGTCTTGAGTGCTGTTGATGACAGGAAAAAATCTTTCTACGTTTCGAAGGTTGGTTGATGTCAACAGCTGAAGGGCTTCAATGAGCTTTGGGAGTTCATCTGCTGTGACCCTTCCATCTTCAATGACCTTGGCAAGAGTTGCCCTGATGTTCTCAAGCCTGCCAGCTTCGAAGGCTCCCGTTGCCTCAATCTCAGATGTCGCTTTGAGAATGGCATCAACATTGGCAGCAAGATCCTTCCCACTGGTCTGGATCTGCTCGGTCTGGCTCTCGATCTTGGCGAGCTCTGCTTTTGTTCCTGCAATTTGAGGAGCTGTCTGCTCAGTCAGACGGGAAATCTCGATTGCCTGCTCAAAGTTCACAGTTGCCGCTGAGACCTGATTTTCCAGCTGCCTCACCTGTCCACGAAGGGAATCTTGAGTTGAAAGAGCCTGCTTCAGCTGTTCCTGAACTTCTCCAAGTCGCTGCTCGTCTTCTGAATTGAATATCAGTTGAGCTGCTACCTCTAGATTTTCTGCTGCCTGCTGCCTTCTGCGATTCCCTTTAGGAAAGAGGTTCTCTGCATCAGTAAAAAAGCTGTCTCTGATCTCTCCTGCCTCCTCAAGATTCTTTGCTGAATCATTCCTTGCTTGGATCAGCTTTAGCTCTTCTTCCTTCAGCTTCTTGATCGTCTGATCAACCTCATTCTTGGCAGCGCTGGTGGCGTTTAGCTTCTCCTGAGTGTTTCGCTGCTCCTGATAGGCTTTCTCTACTTCCTGTTGTGCTGCAAAAATCTTCTCATCCTGTTCCCTCTGGAGCTTCCTGAGTTCAATAGAAAGCCTTGCTTCCTCCTGCTGCTCTGCTGTGAATGTTGGGTCTGTTGCTGCCCTAAGATCAATGGCGGCAAGATCAGCTTCATCTTGGAGGCCAGCGAGCTCAAGCTCTGCCTTCCTCTTTGCAATCAGCAGATTCCGATTGCTCTTGAGTTCCAGATTCTGAACGGTCAGGGCGTCAGTGACATCTTCAAGATGGTCAACCAGGTAGTTGAGCCGAGGATCACCAGAAACCGTAGCGATTGCCTCAATCTCGTTCTTGAGTTCTTCTGCCAGCTTCGCTGCCTCTTCTGATCTCTCTCCAACATCAAGCAGCTTTGGGCCGATCTGGAAGAGAGCTACAGCAGCCAGCGAGACAACACCTGCAAGACCGGCTCCCCCACCAAAGAGTTCAACAATTCGGGGAAGGTTGTTCAGTGTGCCTCTGAGACCGTACTGAGCATCCTCAACTGCTCGGGAGATTTCCAAGAAGCCAAGGGAGGCCTTGGTGTTGGCTTTTGCTTGAGCGCTCTGCCCTTGGGTGACTTTCCTCCCCGTGACTGCCACCCTCTCGAGTGAATCAGCAAACCTCTCTGTGTCCTTCCTGATCTTTGGATCCAACCCATCAAGCTTGTCGAGCTCGGTCCTGATGTCCTTTGCGGAGTCTTCGAGACGATCAAGTTCCTTGTCAGCCGAGACAGCGGACCGACCGACCTCATCGATCCCCTTCTTGGCTTCCTTGGCACCGCGGCTGTCGGCTTTGGTGCGGAACCTGATATCGACTTCTTTTCCGGCCATCAGTTCAGTTTCTTGAGGGTGAGGACGCTTCCGGCCAGGAGCCGGGCGGTGTGTCCGTTGGTTTCGGTTTGGATGGCGAGACCGAGGTCACTCGCCGGTGTGGTGGAGTTGATCGCGATCACTCCCTCGATGGTCATGATCTCAGGGAGGTCGACTCCTTCCGAGTTCGCAAAGCTGGCCACCTGGTCAAAGGCATCGAATCGCAAGTCCTCGTTTCCCCGTCTGGTGATGGCGGTGAGGTAGCTCAATGAGGCAGCCGGTCCGGTGAGGCTTGGCCGCACGGCGGAGGCTGCGACAGAGGAGCTGACTCGTAGAACCGCGCTCAGTTGGTAGATGGCATCCGCTTCGAGCGAGAGCAAAAAGCCGGTCACGCTCTGGGCAGTGTCTTCGGTGGTTGTAAAGTCAGAAGCGAGGAGGGCTTGTCGCTCGTTGCTGATCGCCGCGCGGAAGGCATCCTTGTCGGTGACGCCCGTTCCATCTCCGAGAACAACCGTTCCGGCTGCGTCAGGGAGTGTATAGGTCCGGTCGGCCGTGGCGGCGGTTTCGATCTTGGCTTTGAAGCCGCTCGCGTTCTCCACCCCGATAGCATTGGCCCAGAGGATGAGGCCCGTTGCTGTGCCGTCTCCTTGCGCCATTCTCGCCCCGGTGCCGAGGTCTTGTTGGTAGAAGTGCGCAAGGGTGTTCTGGGTGTCGTCGGGCGATCCCTTGGTTTTTCCAATGATGGTGACAGTCGCGGTCATAGTTGAATGAGGTTCCAGGTTGAGGGATCAGCTGCGTCCCAGGTTGAAGAGTCATCGGCAGCCCAGGTCTTACCGAAGCCACCACTGCTCACGATTTCTTCTTCGCCTCCGATTCCCTCGAAGGTGAGGACGAGGTCGAAGGCGTTCTTGTCCCATCGTTGCTCGGGGGTGACGCTGGAGAGGACGAAGTCTTTGACCCGGGTGGCACCTCCGTTTTCGATCTCGATGAGGAGATCCCCCTGGCCAATCTCGAGGAAGGAGGCCGGGAGTTGGAGCTGTCTCGTTTGGCGTTCGGCTTCGCTGGCAAAGGTCAGGATTCGAGACCAGGAATACTGCCGCAGTTTGTTCCCGCGATTGGCCGGCTTCCCCCATCGGGCTCCGGCGAACTGCCGTTCCTGAACCTGCCGGGACAGTGGATAGGAAGGCTCGGCCATCATCCGTTCGCCGAAGTCTAGGAGGATGGCTCCGTTGATGGTGTGGCGATAGCGGGAGCAGATCATCAGGAAGTCGGAACGATGACGCGGCGAACGTCGTGAATGCAGCCGTCGAGGACAACTCCCCCAGAGGCAAAGGTGGTCGTTCGGAACTCGAGATTGTTGATTCCGCGACCGGCACCGGAGTTAGATGAGTGGTGCTTCAAGATGAAGGTGCCATCTGGAAGATCCAGGCGGGCAGTGAACCTGAAGGCTTGGGCATTATGGTGGAAACGGGTGACGGTGAGCATGAACGGCCCCTCGATCGCATCCAATGGAGTCCCGTCTGCGTTTGAATCAAGAACGATGTCCCCAGCATAGACCGAAAGGCCAACCACGATCTGCTTGGCATCGGTTCCGACGAGCTCACCATAGAAGATGTGAGTCTCACTCTCCGAACCATTGAGCCAGTTCAGCATTTCTGCGGTGTAAAGGGTGGTCTGAGCACCTGCAGTGGATGAGAGCCGATCTGTGATACCCGAAGGAATGGTAGGAGCAACGAAGGCAACGACAGTCCCCGCGACATTGTTGATCCCAACGTTCATCGCCAAAAATCCGCCGTCCAAATAGAAATTTCCTCCCCAGAAATACTCTTTGGCCGAAGAAGGGAAGGCTGTGGAGCCGTCAGGGCTTACAATGATGTCAAAGATGTCTGTGCTGCCGAGGCTTGCGGGGAAGCCGTTGACGTTGAAGACGTCCTGCTTCATCTTGAGGATTCGGTTCTGCTTGGCTGGCAGCGAGTCCCGGGCTTCGTCCATCGCCCAGACACGATGCACGGTGCAATAGTGAGTCAGTTGGCTCCCTGATTTCGAGGTCGCCGGGAATGGCTCGACCCAGAAGTGCATGTCTGGGCCGTGGAGAGCCGCAAAGCCTGCATTCTGATAAACGATCGTCCCGATATTCTTGATGGTCAGTTCCACGATGTCGTCCCAGGCACGAAGCAGAAGGGTGTATCGCTTCCCCGATTCAAGGCGGATCTCTCCGTTTTCATCCCAAAGATCAGCACTGCCGACCTTGGTGCGATTGGCGGCGGTGAGGTCTCCACTGGTAGAGAAGATGCTCGCTTGATTGACCCCAAGGTATCCGAGGTTGAAGTGAGCAGAGCCGACCGGGTAGATCCCGCTCTCATCCTGCAAGCGGGTGTTTCGGAAGGTGACGTTCAGACAGATCGACTGAACCGAGGCCGGAAAGCCTTCATTAAGGGTGAAGTCACACCCCATCGAGAAGACCTCGCCTTCCTTTTCCACGTTCCCGCCGAGGTAGACAACCGAACGGTCAGCAGGCCGAACTCCTCCGTTCTCGATGTAGGGTTGATAGTCCGCAGCGACCCCACCATCTTCGGGATCAATGCTGACCCGCAGAGGTGTCACCCCGTCGTTCCAGTTGACCGAACCATAGGAGAACTCGGTTGCATCCGGATAGAGGTCTGCCCGGTCAAAATCGAGAAAGAGGCCGTTGCCAGCCTTTCTCGCAACCATGTTCCTCCGCGATTGCCTCTGCTGAGCTTCGGTGAGGGTTTGGGCAAAGGTGCCGACAAAGTTTTCCGGAGGGGTTGGCGCACTCGGGGAGACCGGATTGACGTTACCCGGTGAACTTGGAGGCGTACCAGCATCCTGCGGATCGATTGAGCCTGGTGAAGTCACCACCTGTCCCCCGCCGTCCGAGGGAGGAAGTTGACCCGGGCTGGTTGGGCTCCCTGCTCCGGTCGTTGGGATCTCGCCGGGACCCTCTATCACTTCGACCAGGTATCCGGTCCAAGTGGAGGTCGCAGGAGAGGAACTGTCCCCGCTCCCGTCATCAATGGCGAACTGGACCTCGTTGAGCTCGAAACTCCACGTATCCAGCCCATCCCACACAAAGCGATAAGGGCCCTTTGAGAAGATCCCTCCCGATTCGGAATAGATTCCCTCAGCTCCGAGGTCTGCCCCGTAGTTGGCGGTGACTCGAACGAAGGGCATTACGCGTCGGGAATGTTGGCGACGTTGGTCAGCTGAATGACGTTCAAGCCGCTGGTTTCAGAGGTGAAGCGCATCCGGGGAAAGACCGACTTGTCGTTGTAGTTCGGCACTTCGAGCATCTCGAGCTTGCCCCAGAGATCCATGATCCAGGTGTCTGCCTTCTGGTTCACGTTGCGGGCCTGGAACTTGAGCCAGCCGTAGATCTCGCGGATGTTCTCGGCGTATGGAATGACCGGAGTGTCGTCGACCACCTCAGCACTCAGACCAAGCATAAGGCGATAGATGGGCTCGCAGTGGCTTTCGAGAGTGAACTCCCAACCGTCTTCCAGAACCACCTGTGTGGTCTTCTGGCGGAAGCGGTTCCCATCGAAGCACTTGAAGGGCGTGTCGTCTTCGGTGACGCGGTATGGAGTCAGGTCATTGGCGCATCCCAGGGAGCGCCAGTTGGTGGTCGGATCAGTGGTCGGCTTGGCATCGATATCGACGGTGACGGCAGGGTCATCGTCCACGGTCACCCCCTTCTCGATGAAGAAGAGCGAGGCACCGAGCATGGTCTTTTGCAGGTTGAATTGAGGCATGGGTTCTGGTGGTTGGAGGTTGGGAAAGAGTGATTAAGCCACGCCGTCGATACGGACCTTGCCGAGCTTCTCGAGCGCCTTGGCTTTGGACTCGGAAACGTTGAAGCGCTTCCCCTTGGCGAAGATCATCGAGCCGACCTCGGCTTGCGAAGCGGTGACGGTGCAGATAAGTTTCGCTTCCGACTTTGAGGTCGCAGTCTTTTTGGCGGCTTTCTTTTTGGCAGTGCTCATGAATTATAGGAGATGTTTGATTTCGACTTGGAGTTCATGGATTAGATATCTCGGGTCGTTGATGATGCGGCCTTGCTTCACGACTGACCGGAGGCGGCATTCGTCCTGCTTCCAGCCGTGGAGTGAGGTGTGGACGGCTTCAACGAGATCGTCGGCAGGCGGTTGCCCACGGCGCAGGATGGGCTTGGTCCAGATAGTCACCGAGAAGCTGGAGATGAGCGTATCGTCGCTCTGAGGATACTCTCCGGAGTCCGGTTGGAAGCCTTCAAAGAAGATGATGATCACCCCGCCCTTCACCTTGCCCATCGCCTTTGTAAATTCCGCGGCGATGTCCTTCTGGCGGTCGACGATGATCTCGACGGACTCCAATTGGGTCACGGACCGCAATCGGTCTGCGATCTCGTCGGCTTTGTCAAGGAAGGCGCTCATCTCAGAATTGATATTTTGGGTCGCCCCCGTAGCACCCGGAAGAACGGCCTCCGATGTCGCCGGAGATGTTTTCAATCCCGATCTTGCAGGTGGCAACGTCATTGAGAAAATCCATCGCGCTCCGATACTCCTCCCTGCGGATGTCTCCTTCGTCTGCGCTCCCGGTCGACGGGAGAGATCCGCGCACATCGTGCTTAGCGATGGTGGCGGCAGCGTGCAGGCACTCGTCAGGGATGGTCCCAGACGGCCCCAGATCGTTTTTGTGACACCCGGCGACTTTTGACCGCACGAGCGCGGTGACTTGGTCCAGAATCGGCGTGAGGCGATCTCCTGTGCCTCCCCCGGTGGCCTCGATTGCCAAAAGCTCCTCCTCAGCAAGGCGGGCGCGGACATGATCCACTGTGATGGTAATCCAAGACACGCTGGCAGATTGACTGGCTTTTGATGGTTGGGCGATAAAGTCGGGTGGTCCCCGTAAAAAACGGCCCCCTCCCCCAAGAAACAACAAAAGAAGGGAAGGGGGCTGCTTTGGTGGTGGGTGAGTTTTAGCTCGTGGTGACAGTCAAGCGGGCTGCGGCGGCTGCGTTGTTGACATAGGCACTCTCGGTCCAGTCAACCATGACCTTCTCGCCGTAGTCCTTCTGACTGATGCGTACGCCGTCGATGGGGTTGGCACGCACGCGGAAGGTTTTGAACGCTCCGGGGTCGAAGGTGTTGGAGTTGGCCGACACGTTGTAAATCCACACTTCCGGGTTGGTGTCGGTCAAAGCGTTCGCCTTGCTCTCGGTGGCGTTGAGCTTGGCGTCGAAGACCGGAGTGCCGACCATCACCTCGATCGAAGGATTGAGGAAGAGCGATCCCACGTCGTCGAGCATGACGGCGGCAGTCTTGGTCTTGGTATTGCCGGAGGTGATCCGGGCCTTCACTGCGGCGGCGTTCTTGAAAATGCGCCATGCGGCCAAGGAAAACACGATGCGGTTTGCCATCAGCCCGGTGGCGTTCGAGATGTTCTCAATTTCGGCGTCGATGTCGTCAACCGGGTCGTCACTCGATCCCCACACCTGAGCGGTAGCCGAAACGCCAGCCCGAAGGACAGAAAGCGTTTCGGAAAGGCGGGAGTTCCCAGCCTGAGAGACGAGGTTTTGCACGCGGGCCTCACGGAGAAGGCGTGAGCCCTCGCCAGTCGTGGCGCGGTCAAGCTCGTGCTTGTCGATCATGTCGTGCAAGCCGTAGGGCTGCAAGTTGATTGAGACACGCTCGCCATCAGTGACAACGGCGGTGCTGTCGCCTCCGATGGCACGCTTTGCGCTCGGCACTTGGAAGGCGCTGCGCTTGGCGTAGTCGATCACGGTGAAGTCAGCGGCCCCGGTAGAAACAACGGGAGCGAGGAAGTCTGCGAGCGGGTTGGAAGTCGTCTGAAACAGTCCCTTAGCGAACTGGTTCAGAGTGGAAATGTTTGCGGGAGTAGCCATGATTTTAAGTAGTCAGGATTCGGTGGGTGGGTGGCGGGTTACGGCATGATTCGATGAGACGGAGCGAGCACGCACTTGATGAGCTCCCCGGCAGCAGTCGAGGCTTCGAGCGCGGTGCCAAAGCTCTTGTGCCCGGCAGTCGTGGTCTTGGCAGCCCGGCCAGATGCGGCAGGAGCGAGGGAGTCGCCCACGGCAATTCCGGAAGCGGCGGCTTCAACGTAAACGATCGCCCCGCAGCCTGCGGGAACGACGGAAACTTGCTCGCCAGCTTCGGCGTCTTCGGTCACGACTCCGAAAGCGGTGTCGGTCACTGCGGTGGTTGCGATGGTTGCGCCCGAGGAGAGCTTAACGACTTTCCCCTGAGTGATGTCTGCGCCCCCGTTGGTCAGGGGGATGATTGGATGTTCGGTGGCAAGGGCCATGGTATGTTCAGTGGTTGGGTTTTAGGTGGTGGGATTAGTCGAAAGCAACGGGGTCGATCTCGGTGGCGCGTGACCACACGGCTTGAAAGTCGGCAGAGTCTCCAAGCTCGGCGCGGGCTTTGGCTTGGGCGGCAGCGATGCGGCCCGAAGTGGTGCCAGTCTTCTCCTCGCCAGCGGTGACGAGCGGGCGCTCAAGGTCTTCGTGAGCCCTGGGAAGGTCGGCAAGGACTTCCTCGGCGAAGGTGTCGCCGGACTCGATGCGCTCGATGAACTTGGCTTGCTTCTCCTCGTCCTTCGGAGCAATCCGACCGTCGGCGACAGCGGCTTTCACGAGGGACTCGGCGCGGGACTTGTTGGAAGCGGCGACATGAGCTTCGGCAGCTTCGGCCTTTTTCTTCATTTCGTCGTATTCGCCCTGCATGGACTTGATTTTCTCTTCGAGGTCCATCTTTTGTTTCTTCATCGCGTCGATCTTGGCGAGAGCGGATTTTTCGGCGTCGGCGTCAGCCGCGTTGATGTTGAGAGCGGCAAGGATCAGGTTTGACATGGGAGTGGTTTTGATTGGATTGCTCGCCTCAGATGCGGCGATGCGCGGAATTTCACGAAAGGCGGGAGAGTTGACAAGACTCCCCAATGGTCCCCGCTCAGGGATGCCTGCTGGGCTGTCGTCTTCGGCTTTGAAGAAGGTCGGCGAGAAGTAGGAGTAGTCTTTGCCCTCGATGGCTTGGCGGCCTTTCCCGGTCCACTCGACCTCAAGCATCAGCCCCCGGCCTGCCTCGTAGAAAAACCGTTTTGGAAGTCCCGAAGCCGGGCCTTCTGCGTGGTCGAAATCAAGGAAGGGACGGACATTCCCTGCTTGGATCTTCTCAAGCTGAGCCTGAAAAGACGAAGCGATTTCCTCGCCCCGGCTTTCTTCCATCTTTACCGTGATGGTCTGTGGTTTGCCGTCGACCGTCGGGCGGATGGTGTGGACTCCCTCCGGGATGTAAACGATTGCGGCGGTGTCGCCTTGGGTGGGTGCTGAGTCAATAGCGGTGACGAGCATGACGGGACTCTGCGCGTTCTCTCATGCGCTCGCCAGCCCTTCGATTGGTCCCCGGTGGTCACCCCGCTTGCTGGCTCTTGGCTCTTTCAAGCATGAGCTTCTTTCGGTCTTGCCGAATCCTCAGCCGTTGCTCTCTGATTTCGTCACGCCTCGTCTTGATCTCATCGACAAGTTTATCTTTGATCGCTGGCTCCATCTTCTCGATGCTTGCGGCAAGCCCAGTATTGAGTTGTTTTTCCTTGTCAGGCTTTACGACGTCGACATTCAATCCGAGCTTTTGCGCTTCCTCTCGGGAGACGTCACGCACTCCCATTCCGGAGCGGAAACCAAACGGTGGCCACGGCACCTCAAAGCCTCCGATCTCTTCGGCGTTCTGGTAGTTCGCCCAATATGCCTCGTCACTCTTTAAACGCACTTCCCCTTCGCTCTCGGCGTGCCGGGGTCGTGGTTCCATAACTCTCCGGTCACGCACGAGCCTTTGAGCAGGGAAGCGGCGAAGGATGCTTTCTTTCTGCCCCTGCTTCCACTGCCCGAAGCCGTAGGCTTGTCTCATGTTGGTGTCGTAGATGAGGCGGAGTCGCCTTTCTGAACGAATGTCGCGCACGTCTCGTTGGTTGACCTCGAAGAACTCCTCTTCCCCGCTGACCATGCCCTCGCGGATCATAAATTCACGCATCCGGCGAACAAATGTTGCCCGGTCACCACCGCGAAGAGCAAGGCTCTTGTTCCCGTCTGGATCTTCCACTTCTTCGATAGTGTCGACCATTGTGTCGAAGAGGAAGGCCTGCGCCCGGTCAAGAAATCGGGCATTCTCGACGTTGGCAGAAAAGAATGCTCGCAAGCTGACCTCCCTTGCTTTGTCCCGCCATTCAAAGGCACTCCATTCGTTCTCTGGAACAGCGTCTTTCTCAAGGATGAACTTGATTGCTTGCTCGAATGGTAAAGGTTCTTCGATCATACTTCCTCCAGTAGGTCTTCCAGCCCGCCAAGCCAAGCATCCTCGAAGGCAAGGGCGAGGTCTTCGGTTTCTGGCAGCGCATTCGGCCAGGGGGCTTGCGTGACTCGGGCGACCAATGCGTAAACTGGCCGCACTCCCTCACCATTCTTTTCAAACAAGGCTTTCTTTCCCTTGACCTTGAAAAGCCTGTTTCCGGTGGCTGATTCGTAATCCTTGGCTCGCCGTCCTGCTGCTCCGGGCACCAGCGGGATTGTGAGGGCTTTTGCTCGCTTTGGTGTGATCGTGCCACCAGTCACCTTAAAGCGATAATAAGGCGCACCGTTGGAGATAGTCGCGCCCGCTTTGTTTGCGGTGCGAAAGTTCCACCCTAAAGCGACGTTCTGCCCGAAGTCGCCGGGCTTTTTAGCGGGTCCGGTCATGTATCGTTTCCCGCGCCAGAGTTTGGCGTCGTTGTAATCCTCGTGATATTCAATCGCTGCCGTATTTGCAGCCCGTCCCCCTGCCTCATTAAGCAATTCCATTCCCTCGCCATCCAATGCAGAAAGCAATCGGCGAAGGGACTTACTGGCCGTGTCGTCGACCTTGACTTCAACCTTGAGCATCACTCGTACCTTTCCACACTTCCGACGAGCATCGCCGTCCCGATGGCGCGGCCAAGTGACTCTTCGAGAGCTTCGGTGTTGAGACGGTCGAAAAGCTCCGGCAGCTCTTTCTGTGCCTTTAGCAGAGCCTCCGCGAAGTCCTCGTCGGTCACGTTCTTCGACATGGCCAGCGCGACCAGCCGTTCGAAGTAGGGGCGGACCGGGGCGAGCCATTCTTTCGTCACTCCGGTCAAATCTTGCAGCACGTTCGCACTGAGTCGGTCAATCGTGCTCATCATCTCGCCGGGATTGTCGGCAGCTTCCAACCGCCCCTTTGTTTCATGCTCCGGTTGCTCTCCGGAGGTCACAAGCTCTCCTTGTGCACCATTCGGCGACGGCTGGAAGATGTCTTCGGAGTCCCCGTCAGGCTGCGGGACGCCGTGGCGCTCGTAGAGCCAGCCCTTCTCGACGGGAAGCCCCATTTGTCCGAAAAGAACCCGGTCACGCTCGGCCATCACGGCCTCATCCTTGGCCTGCTCAAAGACGGCGGCGATGGTGGGCAGCTCTTCCCGGTTGCCGTAGTTGAGCCCGATGATTGACGGCATGAGCTGTTCGTTGATGACGTCGGCCACGAAGTCGGCCACGCCAGCGATGACGCCAGAGCGGACATCCTGGTGAACATCCCCGAGGGCACGGCTGCCGGAGTCTGACACGTCACTGGTGAGCGTCTGCCCGAGGATGAAAATATCGCATTGCTTGTCGGCCAGGTCGACGAGGTCGCGCTGCGGGACATCCTTGGCGGATTTGCTCGCGTCGATGAAGTCGACCTTGGTCCCAGCGGGAAACGCTCCCCAGCCTGCCGAGCCGATTGTCTCAAGCATGTTGCAAACCTTGGCCCTCGATGTCTCGTCGGCGTAGGTGGCCCAGCGGAATGGCACACCGTAGAGCTGCGCGAATTGAAGCAACCACTTGAGCCCGAAGGTCGCGGCGAGCCAGTAGCCTGTGAGGGCGCGGAGAGGGGCAGCGATTGACGGATGACCGGGGTGCCCGGTGTTGATGGCGAGGAGAAATCGGTGAGGCGGGAAATCCTCGTAGTGGTAGCCAAGGAATCCCCCGTCCGGGTCAAACATGAGCCGATCCTCCTCCTCGTCGCTGGCCGGGTAGCCATAGAACCGAGGGGAGACGTTTTTTGCGGCCCGAGGGGTCAGCCCCTTGTCTGTGCGTTGCCAGCGGATCTCCACGACATGGTGCCCGGCGAAGTAACCGAAGCCGAGAGCTTCGATCAGACCGGAAGCTCCCAGTTCGCCATAAGCCCGGCGGGGCGCCATGCCCCAAAACGCATCCTCGGCGAAGTCCGTTTTGTCGTTGGCGGTGTCGGTCGGCTCTTCGCCCCGAGCCGAGAAGGACTGGAATTGCCAAGGTGCCTTTTTGACCTCGCGCATGACCTCCTTCAGGTTCTTTTGCAGACGTGGCCAAGTGTCGAGCATGGCCTGAAAGAGAAGTTGCTGCCGTCGAAGGTCACCACTCAAAGCGCCGGCCAGAGTGTCGCGGACGTCCCCCGGTAGCTGTTCCCGCTCGATGAGCTCAAGGAGGCGGTCTTGTGCCTTCGGGGCGATGATGGCTTCCGTCAGCTGCGGGGTGGTGACATCACGGGCCTGCACGAGTTGGTCGCGGCGAGGAGGAAGAGCGGTTCCGATTGGTTTCATTTGGTGATGTGGTTGCGGATTTCGTCGTGGATCTTGTCGAGCTTCGGGGAAAGGCTTTCTGCGATAGAGATTTTGCCTTTTAGCTCACCGACCTCTTTTGTGACGTTGAGAAGGTCGCTCGATGTCTTCTCGTGCTTGCGCTCGCAATCGTTGGCCCGTTTGATGACCACGCGCCAAAGGATGGCAATGGCCCCGACAAGACCGCTCCCGAGGGTGTAGAGAATTTGGTCACTCATGAAATTCTTTCGGTCAGGGATTCGAGCTTGGCTTCGAGCTTCGCCACCCGTTCTTCCAATGTCAGGGCTCGCCGGGCAGGCTGTCCGGTGGTGATCCCGTAGTGCCCCAGGGTAGCCTTTGCAATGGCCTGCGCCATCCACTCTTGGTTGGTCGGTGCGGTGAGGAAGAAGCGCCCCTGCTCGGTGTCGATAAAGCCCAGCTCGACGAGGACGGCGCTGTTGCGGGTCTTGGTCAGCACGGTAAAGCGTTCCTCCTTGTCAGGGTCACCGTCCGACAAGTCCTTGCGAATTGGTCGACCGGGGAAGCATGTTTCAAGCTCGTCGAGGATGGCAGTCGCCCACGGGTCGCTGGCAGTCTGGCCCGGCGAAGTGAAAGCCTCGATCCCCCTTCCTCCCCCGGCGTTACAGTGGATTGAAAGGAGGTCAGCCCCGAGGTTGTTGGCCTTCCGTGCGCGGCCTGAGAGCGTGACGAAGGTGTCGTCTTCGCGGGTCATGTGGATTTCCCCATGAGGTCGAAGAAGCTCGGCAACGCGCCTTGAGACGGTCAAAACGATGTCTTTTTCCATCGTCTGCCCATCCGCAGAGACTGCGCCGGAGTCCCCCCCGCCGTGCCCTGGATCAATCAGGATCTTCACTTTGCCGGGATGATGGTGATGGTTCCAGTTCCTCCCCCGAGCTTTTCGGGAAGCGGCGCGGCGATTGAGAATGACGCCCCGCACGAGGTCAGCCCGAAGACGGCGAGCCCGGCCCAAAACAGCCCAAGGAGAAACAGCGGGATGTTGGCCGTCTTGATCTTGGGAGCAACGTATTTGACAAACCACCAAGAGAGCGTGCCGACGATGGCAAGGGCGATGACGTCGGCAGCGTCTTTTGCTCCGTCGACCGGAAGGTGTAGCTTGTCAAAGAGGACGAGCGTCCCGGTGACGATAATGTGGCGGATGTATGATGTTAGAGCGTTCATGAGTTTTGGTTTTCGGTTTTGGTTTTAATCCAAGCACGAATCGCTGGCACGGCATCAAAGACGGCATGCATGGCGGCGGCAGCTTCGGGGACTTCGGCCATCATTTGCCAGAACTCTCCGGTTTGCAATCTCTCAACAAGTTTCCCATCCGCGATGTCTCCGGTCGTGGCATCGCACGGGAGGAGATTAATCGCCAGCGATCCTTTCGAGGTCGATGGGACATTGACTGATAGGCTGGCAATCCAACTGTGCGGGTAGGTCTTAGCCTCAACAGGGTCGGTCGTGATTGGTTCGGGTGCGGGTATTGGCATAATATCAATATCTAAAAGAGGTCATTCCAGGCGGTGCCATCGTAGCACCTAAGCTTGTTTGTCGAGGAATCAAAATAAAGATCACCAGCGGCAGGTGATGCGGGCGCGGTCGTCGGCTCCAGTCTCATCGCGTCCGACACATGGAGCTTGCGGGCAGGTGTTGTTGTCCCGATTCCGACATTGCCGCCAAAATAGTTATCGCCACCCACAGCGTAAACTCCGAAGTTTCTGGAAGTTCCGATTGTTGGTTCTTCAAGATACAGACCGTAGACATCAGTGATTGACCCAGTTGTTACACCATCCGGATTCTCAAAATAGAATCCCGAATACATTGGTAATTGACCCGCTCGGACATTGCGAAACGACGAAAAGAATCCTGTGATCTTCGTGTTAGCATTTGTTGATGTCGGATTAAAATCAAACGTCATTGTCGAAGCTACCGCAGCAATCGTCGCTGAATCTAAAATTGGGAAATGCCCATTAATAAAATCCCCGACTAATCCGTAAAAGTTATCTCCTGTCCCGTTTAATGGTTTTTTAATGTACGTTGAGCCTTTTAAGCCAATTGTATTGCTCGTGGTTACATTTGATGAATCAAGAATCGTTTGGGAAACTAGTCCGTTGAAGTTGGCTTGAAAACCACTAGTTGCTTTTTGTTCGACGGAAAGTCTTAACCCAGAAACATTGGTGACCCCGGTTGAAGTTGTTTCAAATTTTGCTTCAATTCCGGATGCGCCAGCGGAGCCATTGAGCGACAAATCTTCGACATGAATTTTAGCAGTTGGAGAGGTTGTCCCAATACCAACATTGCTTCCGCTTGTCGGTGTTAAAATAATATCCCCCGCCGCCCCGCTTCCTCCGGCCTCGGTGGCAATGGTTAGGTCGCCCCCTGCGGAATGAGTGAAGGACGTGCGGGTGAAATTTCCTGCGCCATCGTCAGAGCCATACACTAGCAATTCGGACGAACTAAGCCCGTTGTTGAGAGTGAGAGACTGGAAGGTCGGGCTGTCGGTCGTGTTCAGTGATTGATCCGCCCCGCTCGATGCGGTCTCAAAAGTCGGCCTGACAAACAAGCTCCCGCTGGTCCCACTCCCTGCATTGATAACAACCGCAGCGGTCACATAGTCGCCCGAGGTCGGCTTAATGTTGGTAAGCGTCGAGGACACACCCGGCACGCAATACAAGATGTCGCCGTAGTCCCAGTTCTCCGCACCTCCGTCGGTCGTGATTCCTTTGATTTTGCCAAACCAGGTTGCGTATCCGTCCGCGTTGCTAGCCATCTCCCCGGCAGCGAAGCCAAGGAAAATTCTGACGTCCGCCACGTTCGATCCAATCCACGGTCCGACATTGAGCCGGGTAGAAGCTCCGTTCGTCCCGAGATAGACCAGCGGCGCACCTTTCGGGATGGTCGAGCCACTTGTGTTCCGAACCCGGATCAATCCATCCTCACCCAAAGCGACTTTCACACCGCCTTCTGCCATGAGATCAAGCGTCCCGTCCGTGCTATCCCATGCCACCTCCCCGAGAGCGGTCGGGCCTCCGTTGGCGGTGTCGAAGGCGGCAGTGTGGAGATTGACGGTATCGGCGGTCACCTCCGCAAATTCCACGTTGTCGGTCGTCCGCAGGTCTTGGTCAGCCTCCCTCGTCGAGGCGGTCCCGAGAGCGGTGATAGCAGACCTCTCGGCAGCGGTCATCACCTTGGCGTCGGCGGCCTCGGTCATGTTCGCCATGTCAAAGGCATCGCCCTCGATCCCCTGCGGGTCGTAGGTGGCCGATTCCATGTCTCCCCCTCCCCCTGTCTGCGTGATGACGGAAGCCAGCTCAAGGATGAGGTCACCTTCGATGATCGTGAGCTTGTGCCGGGGTGTTTGCGTGTTGGTTGCCATGGTCAAATTTCGGTAATGCGTCCGGAAGTGATGACGTTGCCGTAGATGAGCAGGGTCTTGATTCCGGCTTCGATGCGGAAAAGATCCCACTTGTATGTCGTGCCGGGGTTCAGCTTGATTGTCTCGGTGTCGGGCAGCGTGCAGGACACTTGCCCGGTCGAGCCGTCCCCGACAACGGCACAAGTGAAGCTCGCCATAAGCTCGTCACCCGAAGCCCGGCGGATCTCGGCAGCGAAAGTGTTTCCGGCCAGGTCTTCGATGGTTCCCCCGGCGTCCTTGATGGTCAGGGTGAAACCAAAGTCCTCGCCGGGAACGAAGATGATGCTGTGCTGCGCCGCTGCCATTGGGGCGAATCAAGCGGCTGCGGGCGGCAATTCCAACCTTCGGGAGTGGTCCCCGCTAGAATCCTGTGACATGCTGGGTTGCGAAGGCGGACGCTCCAGAGGCTGCGCTGTCGACCGTCTCGGCTGTCACTGCTCCCGATAGGTGAGCCCCGCACATGATGGCCCCGAGGGCGGCGTCTGCCCTGTCAGGGGATTTCAACCCCCTTTGCGCCATCTTCTCCTTGGGCTCGATCCTGAGCTTGCCCCTTGTGTCCCACTCGACGAAGCGAGTCGTGATCTGCTTGAACGTCACCGGGTCAATCCCGCCGGCACCATCGGTGGCGAAGTGAACCTTGCCCCGCTCGATTTTCCGCGCGCCTTGGATCCACACTTCCGAGATGAGATTCGAGAAATTCTCCGAGTCCTGCGGGGCGAGCCCTCCCCGGAAGGCGTTGATCCGGAAGCCAGCGTCGGAGAACTGGTCGACCATCGGCTTTCCGAGCCCGTCAGCGTCCCCCCAGCACTGCCCCGGTGAGAGTCCCTGCTCGTTGGCAAGGCGGATGAATTTCCGCACGGCCTGCACGGTGTCAGTCTCCGTCCATGCGTCCACAAGCTCGACCACGTTGCCAGTTCGGGCGTAGAATACGTTCTCGTCCCTCCCGGCGGCGAAGTCGAAGAAGGCCACCCGTTCCCCGGTCCGGTCCGGTGCTGGTTGCGCCTCGATGGCGGCCCGGAGGTTGGCAGAGGTCAACACGAGGCGCTCTTCGTCCTCGGTGAACTCGGCAAGGTGCATGGAGCGAAACAAGGCGGAGTTCGGCCCGTGCTTTTCAAGGTCACGCTGTCGCTTGGCCGGGTCGATGTGCGGGCACTCGGTCGACGGGACTTGCCGGGTCCAATAGAATTTTCGGTTCGCATGAAAGCTCTCGTAGAACTCGCCTGCCGCAGCACCTGGGGAGGAAACCCAAAGTTGAAACACCCTCGTGCATCGGTCGAAGGCCTCGAAGATCCGGTTCGGCACGGTTTTGGCTTCGTCCACGATGATAAAAACCGGGTCGGTCTGTTTGCCGATCTTCGGGTGCCATCCTTCCGCCCGGCCGGGGTGGTCAGTCGAGAATCCCAGCGCAAAGCCTCCCTCGGGTGTCTTGATCTCGGTCTGCAGGAAGTCCCACCGTGGGAAAGCGGCGGCATGCTTCCTCATCGCAGGCCAGAGCTGTTTCTCGATCTGCCGGAATGACCCCGAGGTGATGACGGCCTGGCCTTTTGGGTAGCGGTCGAGAAACCAAAGCACGAGCGGCGCCACGAGGTCGGCGGTCTTCCCTGAGCCGTTGGCGGCCACCACTGAGACGGGCGGGCCTCCGTCCTCCTGCATGCCGACGGCTTCCATCGCCTCGGCTTGCCATTGGTAGGGCATCTTCCCGAGTCGTTCGGCAGCGAAGACGAGAGGGCTCATTTTCCTCCCCGGCGCTGCTTCTTGATGTTGCGTTGGATGTTCTTTGCCCAGTCCTCGACGGCCTTCTTGGCGTCGGGGTCAAGCGTGCCGTTGATTTGCCCGCTGTGCTCTGTCTTGGCCTCGACCTTTTCAGCCTGCCCGAGAATCTGTTTCCCGAGCCAGATGAGCATTGAAACGTTGCCTTGCAAGGCGACCTCGATCTGCTTTTTGCGCAGGCGTGTTTTCCCGTTCTCCCGTCCTTTTGCGATGACGTCCGCAAAACGGCGTTCGAGGGTGTCGACTGAGCAATCGGCAGCGGCTGCGATTTCTCCCATCGTGCAGCCGATTGAAGCCAGTTGCTCGACCAGCCGGGCGTCGACCTCCTTCTTGGGGCGTCCTCCCTTGTTGACGGTCTTCTTGGCGACCTTCCGGGCTGCCTTCTTCGCCGGGGCTTTCTTCGCGGCTTTCTTCTTCGGGGTGCTCATGGTCTATTGCTTTCGATAAGCCACCCGGCGAAGTCACCAAAGCGGAAAAGCTCGGTCGCGCTGGGTGGGATGGTTTGCAGTTCGTCAATCGGTCTTTGAACGCCAGCCAAGGAAAGTTCCTTCTGAATGATTTCGTCGGCGGGGATTCCGTTCCTGAGCTTTTCGGCCATCGCAAGACGAGAAAGGACGGTCCCTGCGTAACCTTTCGCCTGCTGGCATTTGTCGAAAATAAGCATTGCCCCGCCGGGCTTGATTCTCCCGGCCATTTTGTGGATCCACTCTTTCCGGCGAGCGACGGGAAGAAACATGACGACGAGGAAAGCGACAGCGAAGTCGAACTCCTCGAACTCGTATTCCATCGCGTCCGCAACAATCGCCTTGCCCGGTCCTTGGTAGATTTCGACCATGCTTTCGGCGTTGTCGATGGCGACCAGTTCGGCATTTCGGCTCTCAAGCGTTTCCCTCATGGCGTTCCCGACATTGCCTGTGCTTGCTCCGATGTCGTAAACCCGGCCACCTTCGGGGATGTAATGCTTTGCGGCGTGCGCGATGATCCCGGTTGCGAGGTCATACCAAGGAAGCTGTTCCCTGACATGATCGTCAAAGCCCTTGGCGACCTCTTCCGTTTTAAAGGTCCATTGTTCGGGGATTTTCATAACTTGGAAAGGATTTCGTCTCTGATTGCCCCGGCAATGTGGCTCATCATCACGGGAGGGACTGAGCGACCGCACCGTTCCCACTGCTGGGCGTAAGTGCCCGTGAGAATGAAGTCGTCCGGAAAGCCGCAAATGCGGCGAAGCTCTGCGATGCTGAATTTCCGCTTTTCTGTTGGGTGGCAAACTCCTGCCGTTGATGAGTTGCCGCCATCCGCAGAAATGCAATGAGATGGTCCTTCAATCCGTGTTCGTTTCAAGTTGAGGTATTTGTTCGACCCTTCGCCGGGCTTCAACTTTCCCCACTCTTTACCAATAGCAAAACGGGAGATGTCGGCCTCTTTTTCGCTTGGCTCGTTTTCTCGCAGGATGTCCGCCACGCTGTAACGATACGGCAGCGGCTTCGGGTGCGCTGGGTTAAGCCCGAGGTCGTCCCTCACCCCGACGAAGATTGTTCTTTGTCGAGCTTGCGGGACTCCCAGCCATTGCGCGTCCAGCACCTTGCAGGAAACGCGGTAGCCGCTTGCTTTCAGCTCGCGCATGATCTCGATAAAATAACCTTTTGCCGCTCCCTTGACCAAGCCGGAGACGTTCTCGGCAACAAAGGTCTTGGGCTTCAATTCTCGGAGAAGTCGGACATACTCGAAAAAGAGGTCGTCGGTCCGCTGCGCTTTGTCGCTGTATTTCTTCACCTTTCCCCATCCGGCTTGCCTTTTTCCAGCCGTCGAGAATGAAGCGCAAGGCGGCGAGCCGTCGAAAAGGTCAAGCTCCCCTGGTTCCATCTTGATTGCCTCAAGGATCTCCTCGCCTTTGACTTGTCGGATGTCTCGACCGTCGAGGATGGTATGGGGTGCCATGTTTGCCCGGTATGTCTCCCGCGCTGCGTCGATGAACTCGTTTGCCCAAAGAACCTTGAAGCCCGCCATGCGGTATCCTGTCGATGATCCTCCCCCGCCCGAAAAGGTGCTTATCGCGTTGAATCCGTTCCACGGCAAAGAGCGGATTTCTTCCATGCTGGGGACTCGGTATTCCGGCTTTTCCATTATTCTCCTCCTCCCGTCTTTCCGCTCCAGCGATAGCCGCACTTCGGGCACTCGTGATCTGTGGAAATATCTTCGTCGACCTCGGCGAAGTCATCCGGCGGCATTTCGTATTCCGGTTCCGGCGGGTTAAGTGCCCGCTCGATCTCCTCCCCGTCAAACCCGGTCAGGCTCAGGTCGAAGTCGAATTCCCGCAGGTCTGACAATTCGAACGCAAGCATTTCCTCGTCCCATGCGGCGTTGAGGGCAAGCTTGTTGTCCGCAATGACGTAGGCCTTGCGCTGGGTCTCCGTGAGATGGCCAAGCGAGATTGTCGGCACTTCCTCAAGCCCGAGTTTCCGGGCTGCCATCACCCGGCCATGACCTGCGATGATTCCGCCCTCGCCGTCGGTCAGGACCGGGTTGGTGAAGCCAAATTCTTTGATGCTGGCGGCAATTTGAGCCACCTGCTCGTCGCTGTGCGTCCGTGAGTTCCGTGCGTACGGGATGAGGTCAGCGGTCTTGGCATTCTCGATCTTGATGGGTGGGCGGGCTTTTTTGCTCATGGCTTGATCTTAGTTTGCGGTGGTTTTCTCGCAATTCTCCGGCGTGGTCCCCCGGTCAGCGGTTCCGGCGGTTGAGGATGGCGACTAGTCCCCTGTAGTCCTCATCCGGCACACGCTCAAGGCACGGGCAATCGGGCCGGGAGTAAAGGCAGCTGGAAAAGGTCGATCCCGGCTCGTAGTGGAGCGCAGGGAGTCCTTTGCAGGTCGGGCAGGGCTTCAGTCCCTTCTCGGCCTCAAGCTTCTCACGCTGGGCCTGAGCGAGCGCAGGGTGCTTCTCGTTGACCGTGGCTTTCGGGCATCGGTCGAACGTCGCGCAATCCTGGCGGGTGCGGCATGTCTGGCAGGGTGTCATTGGTTTCTGAACAGGTCAATCACGCCGACCCTTCGGGCGGGTGATCTTGGCTGTTCGCTTCAAATAAATCCCCCTGCTTCGACACCATCCGGTCTGCCATGCAAATCGTGTCATTGTGGTCGCCTCCGTGACAAACCAGCATAATTTCTTCTGTGTGCCATCCTTTTCCCATCCCCACGGTATTCCATCCAAACGACAAGACCACACTTCCCGGTTCGCAAAGTTGGCGAATGAGTGCTCGACATTCCTTTTTCATCGCCGCCGTCTGCGTGTCCTTCATGGTCGCCGTTAGTCCAATCTCCGAATAAACCTCGGACACTTGACGGGGGCTATATGGTGGATCGAATATCACAAGGTCAGCTTTCACACCTTCCTCCACCAGATGCCGCAGGAAGTCCCGCGCCTCCATGTGGTGCTCCGCTTCGGTGTTCGGGTTTATGTCGTTTGTATGGGTCGCCCATCGCTTGTTCCTCGCGAACGGATCGACGCTTACCGCAGACTCCCGCAGATACTTTTTCACCATATTTCCCATATCGGGAACGCTGAATGTGTCGGCGTTCGGCATCGCCCAAACACGACGAAAAGCGAACAAATTGCTGCACCCAACACCGACCCGCTCCGAGTCGATGCTTTCAGGTGGTGAGATAGTCGTTTCTGTATTCATTGCGCGTTGGAGTCGGCGTGGGTGAGCATGGCGTTCCGCCACCTCCCGTGCCTCGTTGCGCTCCCGCTCCATCTTCTCGGCGTGATCTCGCAGAACCCTCGGGACATGTTTCACATCTATTTTGGCCACC